AATACCTTTTTACGTGCGGTTTCTCGCCAAATCCGCGTCCGCCATAAAGGGGCGCGAATGTATATGCTTTTGCTAACTGCCTGATTTCTTTAGATATTTTATCTTCTGGTATCTGGTTGATGATCGAAGCAGTTTGCTTATGAACGTCTTTGCCAGTTAGAATATCTTCGATGATTTGAGGATCATTACTTATCTCTCCGGCAACTCTAAATTCTAATCCAGAGTAGTCAAATTCATAAGTCCATCCGTCTTTAAATCTAGATACAACAGCCTTTCGAACAGGGAATTTGTGGCCCTTGGGTTGGTTCTGAAAGTTCGGCTGAGAAGATGAAAGTCTACCCGTTCGAGTAATCGTCTGATTGAAGTTCGCATGTAGGAATCCTGACTTGCGAGTATACGTTTTGATCCCGTTAACAAACGAATCTAAATAAGTGTTAACGGCATTTAGTCGTACAATTTTTTCAAGGAATTCTTGTGCTATCAGATTGTTCTTAGACTTAGCCTGTTCGATCAATCGAGCGAGTGTTTGCTTATCAGTCTTGAACCCATGAACGGACGTATCTTTGACACCCTCTGGTATCATTTTCAATCCGGCTACCTTGTCGGTTGGAACGTAGATAGCACCCTGTTTATCGCAAGTGTGGCAGGGTGATTTATTCTTGTAGGGTGTTCCATCCTTTTTAGTCTTTTGTATGTAGCCAGTGCCTCTGCATTCATGGCAGTGCATAGCAGTGGTTCGTTTAGCAACCTTGGTATTTGCTCTAACTTCTTTGTTAAAGCGTGTTTCTTTCATTCGAGGCGGGTAGAGGGGTTTGCCTCTCCAATCCGTACCTAGATTAAATGTTGCTTTCCAAAGGGTCTTGTCTAAAACAATTCGTGAATAAACAACCGCTACAAGATCAGGTCCAGAGTTAAGATTAATGGGTGTATCTCCCATAACCTCTCTTACAATCGCTTCTAGACGTTTCTCGATTGCAGCCTTCTCTGCCTCATACTCACGACCTACCTGACCCAGGACTTCTAAATCTATTTTAATCCCGTTCTTTTCAATCTCGACTAAGAACAATAGCATTTCATTCATAAGCCTAAACGTTTCAGTTAGACCTATGTTCTTTGGTTGCCGCAAATCAGTTAATTGTGAGACAAATATCTCTGCACAAGATTGAACGTCTGCTTCGGCGTATTCAATTACCTTTGCCAGTTCTATCTCAGAGAATTCTTTTCCAGACTTAAACTCAGCATCGATCAGATCAGATTTCTTTCTGGTAACGTCTCTGCGTTCGGCTGTTTCTTTCAGCGACTTTGCAATTGGGTTACCCCGCGCAAATATATATTCGCCAATCATAGTATCCCAAACGAATTCGGGTAACTTTAAGCCTATCTCGACTAGCCAACCTGAATCAAACTTTGCGTTGTGTGCAACTTGGCAATCAACCCGTTTTAGATCAGCCAGAAAATCACTAGGATCATCCGGCTCCTTTTTATCATCGTGTTTTAATACGATTGTATTAACGGGTTTCTTTAAATCATTATCGAGAAGAATTGGATCGTTGACGTTCTCTAAAACTTTCCAATGGATCGAGACAACAAAGTTATCAGGATTCCTAGGACTGTTATCTCGAATGTTATTCTCTTCGCCAATCCATGAGGTTTTGGTTTCGAGGTCATATACCAGTACAGATTTAAACCACATAGCGAGACACCTTTGCGTCTAACATGCACATGATCGGGCCATGCCACCCGTTCAATTTGTTTTTGCCTATCGTTAGGCAGCGTGTCATGTCAGGCTCAGTGTCAGGCTGATCCCCTTGCTCGTTGGCCCCTATGCCTATCGCAAGATCGAGTTCTGCGAATTTGCCAATTTTGGAACCTTCCATATCGAAAGGGGATACTCTTAATTTACCCCGCGCATCGTTCGATGCTTGAGACATACCAACAACTGCACAATTACCGCGCTTCGCAAACTCTCTCGCTAGTCGATATATCTCTCTAAGTTTTTCATGGGTTGCTGCAAACTTACCGCCGACATTGATTTTATCCAATTGGTCAATGACAACAATATCGAAACAGTGTGTGGCTTGTATTGCTTCGAGCCTAGAAATATCTCCATCGACAAAGTTCAGAAATTTCAGATTCTGGTTTATGTCTTTATCGAGGTATTGCTTAACTGCAATCTCAGGATCAAGTTCGATGTCTTTTATACTAATCCCGTTATAGGCCATGATCGCTCTTAACTTCGAACGATTAACGTCTTCTTCATTACCTACATATAAAACCTTTAGACCTTGGTCCGCCCATCCATCAGGCGCAGCGCAAAGTGTAAGCATGAATGCAGTCTTACCGACATTGGGAGTGGCGTACACCGCCATGAATTCTTTTCGACCAATTCCGTAAACTTTTTCATGCAATGGTTTAAGGTTGAATTTAAATCTACCTATGTCAGTCGATGTTTCGAGAAGTTCTTTTATATCGTCAGATGCAAACTCAACATTCTCTTCCGGCAAGAATGAATCACGGTTCTTATCGATAAGTGATAACGCCTTCATCCATGCATCGTCATTGCCTTCACTTGCCTCTAAAGCGAGGTTAGCCAATGTGGTACATTCGGCACGTTTGCACAGTCCTTTTATCAGATCCATAGCAACACTTGGATGCACTGGTTCTGAAACTTGCATTTCTGCCATTAGTTCGTAAACGTCTGCTTTGTACGCATTAGTAGCAATAGGGTTTTCGTTATCAAACAAATCTCGTAACTCTGAAAAGTTAAGATCATGCTCATACTTGTCATGCGCTGTACGAATTGTTTTATAAACGTCTTTTGCTTCTGCTTCGAAGAGTCCTGTATGTAGCCTGTATTTATTCTCTTCGAAGAACTCTTTATTGAGTAATGCTCGTAGAATGGATTTTTCCATTTCTTTACCCCCTTGTTTGTTTATTGAGTCCGTTCAGGAGCATTTTCTCTGCTTCTGCTTTATCACCTCTTTTTAGAGTTTCGTATGCCCACGTAACCCAACTGTGGGCTTCGGGATCAAGGTCTGCGGGATTAGGTGGTGCGCTTTCGATTACAGTCGGTTTAACTTCTTCTCGTTTTGCACCGACTTCGAAAATGTTTAAGAATTCGAGTAGTCCATTCTTAGAAACAGGAACATTGATTTCTTCCCAATCTCTAGGAAAAGATTTCTGAGCATCTCGTTGTGTTCCAACCCATTGCCCTTTGGTCTTCGATTTATACAATCTCATTTTGGTTACCCCTTGTTTGGTTTTGTGTAGTTCGAACACAGTATCACCTAACTAGGGGTCAAGTCAATGGGGTTGATTTAGTGGACATAGTGGAAATTTATACAAGATATAAAAAAACCCGCTACTGATTGTGCGGGTTCTTACTTTGGTGGCTCGATGCCGGAATAAAAAAATAATAAAAATTTTCGTGATCGGGGTGGACCTGTCCTTATGACTTTGCTCCCCCAGATGTCGCCGCTCACCCAATCGGATTGAGGCACACCACATCGAACGATGTTAAGAAACTTTTGCAAAGACTTATGGACGTAAGTATCGTGAAAACGAGTAACTATGTAATTCCATTTGAACTTTGGGTCAGGTCTTCTTACATCAGTATGTGCAGGGCTTCTTTTCATACTAATTTATGCTCCACGTAATTTCATGTTCTTCAGATCCGGCATTCCAGATCCGCGTCTCTCTTTGAAATCGATAGCAACGCCTACGATAGATGGGTCATTCTCCTTCATACCCTCTAGCATAGACTTCATCTCTTGCTGCTTATCAGCAACCTCGATGAATCCATCAAGTTCAAGATCGACCAACATGACCGCCCTTACTTTCATTGTTAAGTATCTCCATTAATTGTTTCACTTTGTACTGCTTTAGATCTGCCTCTAACATTTTTACGTGTGCTTTAATTGCACCCCTTAGTTGTTGTAATAATAATATAGACTTCCTGGTAGCGTCTTTGTCAAGTGCTATTATCACAGTTTTATAACGTTCTATTATTGTTCGCTTTTGTTCACGGTTCATATGCGTACCTAAAAGACATATCCCCGAATAGTGTCCTGTACTTGCAACACTACAGGCACTAGCAGCGTCCTCTACTAATACCCCGTGTTCAGAGTTTCCTACGGTAAATAGTTCGGACGTATCGCCATAAGCCTTCCACTTAGGTTTAATACCCTTTAAAATTGATCTACCCACGCAGCCTTTTTCAGATTGGTTAAAAAACAAAACCCTATTCTCCGCCGGATGGTACTGAATCCGCACTAATCCAGATTCAAAAGCATGTAAAGAGTTGTTATCTTTTAAGTACTTAATTGTCGCATTACTAGAATATGGATTACTTAAAACAGTTGGAATATCTGGTGACTTTCTTTCAAATTTATTTTGAATACCGTTTAAAGTGTTTCTTATTTCATTCCGACTTCGACCTACATTTTCTCTACCGCCAATTACACACGCTGCTTTAAAACAATTCCATACAAGTTTTCCATCAAACTTGCTTATGGATAACGTTTTTTTGCCACCGCAATTCGGGCAGTTAACTCGAAGGTTCTGACCGTTTACAATATTATATTGAGAAACGATCTGTCTCTGATCTGCATAAGTTGTCACTATTTTTATACCCTGTTTGTATATTACGCCCGCCAAAGGACGGACTTAGGGTACATGCGAAATGTATATTCGTCAAGCCCCTTATTAAGGGATATTAGTTATGGGCCTAGCAGTGAGTTTATTTGTAAGTAATTCAAATACTTAGATAATCACCCAACCTGAAGGTCAGAGGTTCAAATCCTCTCCCCGCAACCAACATATTGATTTCATTGAATAAAAAAATAGCAAGT